AGCTGATATTCTTTCCACAGCTTTCATAGCGGCATACAATACTACCAAATACTCAGCTTCGTCTGGGAATACAGCAATAGCACTATCGCCATAAGCTACGGCTGGATACTGAACCTCTGAATACTTTCCTACAGCCGAAGAGCCAGATGGTAAAATATTTAAATTATTACTTTCAATATAATATACTGGATCTGTAGCTGTAGCATAATCCATATCATGTGGATCAGATGCTCTTCCTTTTATGTGAGACAATATCATTCTACAGGGTTGATCTATAGTACCATCATTTCTTCTTACGTTAAATACTTTACCTGTATTTAATACAGATGCAGATGATTCACTCCCTGGAGCTCGTGGGGTAAAAGGGGTAGCTTCTGCGGCACACAGAATAAGAAGATTGGGAGGCATAGCGTTAATAACTTCTTTCGCTCCATCAGTCAACCAAGATGTGATAGCGGTAGTATCTGAAGAGCCACTCCCAACAGTAGTCTCAACTGTACCCACCATATCCTCTACCTGTACCTGAAATGTTGCCATTATTCTTCGATAACTATAATTTCTAAATCAGATCCCGAGCTACCTGTCTCTGCCTTCGCATATAAAGCGGCTGCCGCTCTGAATAAAGCAACTTCTCCGGGTTTCAATTTTATTGAATATGAACTTGTTAGACCAACTTCTATATAATAGGTTGAATCTAGATTTTTAAGATATACATATCCCCAAGTCCCAACATCGCCACCGATAGATATCGCTTCATTAGAAGTTCCAATTTCTTGAACCACGTGGGTAAAGGAATCTCCAGAAACATCCGCATAAGTAGAATCATGTTTATTTTGCTTGACACCGCTCTTGCTATATTCTAGCTGAGCTTCAATTCTTAATTCATTAGCCATTAATATCCCTTCTTTTTCTTCATTTTTATGCTACATTTCTCCTAAAGTTTTTAATGTCCTCTTCCATAGACACTGATCTAAATTCTATATCAGTTCTTTTGCCTATCTCACTAATCATGTACATATCAGTAGTCCATTTCTTATCTTTTGATTTAGATTTCTCACACTTAGGGCAAGAAGCACCTTTGTGATATCCGTGCTTATTGCAAATCTTAGCGACTATCATAGAGGTGGAAGGAAATTTGACTCTCCAACCACCTAATTCGAGATAAAACCTTTATCGCTTTATCTCACAGTTTATAACTGCTAATCCTTATTGATTCGGATTATTATGCATTAAGCTACGCTGTAGCCATCAACTACCTGATCTCTAACTACTTTCATATCCTTGACAAGCAGTTGTGAATCAGCATGATCGCTACCATGGCACCATATATAAGGAATCAATGTGTCACCACTATCGAAAGTATACGAGGCAGTTGCAGTTGGAGCCGCTAAGGCACCAGCACCTGCTTCTTCATTACTAACATGCTTATAGGTAACAGCACCACTTGATGCCAATATAACTCTTAACTGAAGATTGTCACTATCAGTTGGAGTTTGAGTAGTATCTGTATAAGTACCAGAGCCACCATTATTCAAATCAGTAGCTATCTGTATCTTATCAGCTTCTTGTATGCCAAATGTAGCAAAGTCAGTATATACAGGATCGCCTGTACCTGCCGCTACAATCGGAGCATGACCATCGTTAAAGTTCTCAGCTTTTCTAAATCCGATAGACATACCATCATATGTAGTCCATTGAGTTGTCCAGAATGTCACATCTATATACCCAGAATGCGTACCAGCTAAGAATATGTTGGATTTATTTCCAAGAGGAGAACCCCCAGGAACTAATTCCCATCCTAAGTCAGCAGCCGTGTCTTGATCCATTTGCATGTTCAATCCTGCGGCAGTACTACCTGTATCGACAGCAGGAACTGTTCCTTCGAAAACTGGTGTTTCTACTGGGCCAGTACTTGCGCCGATTCTGCACATCTCTACAGGATATAATTCGCCATTTGCTCCTGGAAATATCATACCAATACGATGCTCGGTAGCTGTTACTGGGCCAGAAGAGTTAGACGACTGTGCATGACTAAACATAGGACTACCACATTTAATGTAATTCCAATCAAATATGGTAGTAGGTCTGCTTTTGCCATCATATGCATTACTACTTTTATTTAATACATCACTTCTCATCTTACACGCCCTCCAGGTTAATCAATGCATGGGTTTCAGGAAGAGATACTTCAAGACCTGCTTCTGTTAGAATCATGTCTTTCCGTAAGTCTTCATCAGCCTGTTGCACGTTTGTCGTAATATGAGTATCACGATTCAAACCATTTCCAACGAGAGGTCTGTATGACACATGATCAAGGTCAACCATCATGCAAAAGCCAGAAGCGAATCCTCTAAACAACGGTTCTCTAACAAGAGTTAAATCACCATGAATAGTATCAACCTTCATAACTTTATGCCCAAATGAACCTTGAACCTGATTGAAGTTATACCTAAATGGGTTATCTTCACTAGCTGTACCTGCTACTTGCCCAATAAAGCTAGTAGCACTACCAAACTTATTAAAGTATGATATTACAGGCAAACTGGCGAGAGCCAATTTAGAAGCACCACCACCCCTTGCGGGGTCGAATATAACCTCAAAATCACTCAATAGATCATCATATGTCCATTGAGTTACTTCATTAGACTTATAATATGGAACACCTTCGTTATATGATACTTGAGAACCATCATTAACAACGTTTCCATATCCTGCCGCTATTGTACTTCCAACAATACCTTCTGAGTATTGAATACCGCCAGCACTGCCTTTTTGTCCAAAAAGCATAGCCCTTTCGATATCCACTTTATGTTCTCTTAGTTTAAGATTCCATATTCTAGACCATTCATCAGCATAACCCCTGTACACAGTTGCCCTTGCCGTATTACTCATTTCAGCAGCCGTTTTGAATATCTGAGTATATCCATACTCATTATCAAGCTCTGAAGACCATACGTCGGGAGAACCACTTCCTTCTTGGAAGGATGTCCCAATAACGGTACATTTTGAGTTGTTAGCCAATTCAAGTGTACTTGTGGTACTAGTATGTGATATGGAGGTCACATTTACTGTTGTTTGTGCTGTTGAACTAGTGTTGTCTACAGAATTAATCCGTACATTCGCAGTAGTAGGGACAGAGTTACCATCGACATCGCCGATAGCAACTACCATTCCGGGAATTAACCATTGAACATAAGCCGCTCCAGTAGTATCAAAGACCATGTCCATGCTACTTCCTTCGGCAACCAATGTAGTCGCTCCTTTTAACAAGAAGCTCCTATCTGTCATTTCAACCTTTGTTCTATCTTCTAGGAATCTAAACTGAGAATCAGATGTTGGAACTTTAGCAACTTTCGATAAGTAGACAAAGAATGGGGATTCATCTGGTGCCAATTCTGCGACTCTGTCGCTAAAATCAAACAGTCGTCTTGATGGTATAGTACTATCAATGACTGCACCAGGAGTTCCAAACTTTACTTGTCCACTATTTAGAGTTGAGTTTAAAGCCATCTCTATTTTCTCCTAAGTTTATTTTATAAAACGTTAGTTCGACTTCCAGCACCTATAACTTCATCCCATAATTTATCCTTTTGGGATTTGCTTGCAGGTGCTTGACCCTGAATTACTCCAGGAGAACGAGGGGATTGCTTATTAGCTCTAACAGCATCTATCGAAGAATTTGGTCGTACAGTCGTTTCGTTTTCTGTTTTAAGAAATACGTCAACCAATGTTTCTAATGACAAATTCTCTTTAGGTTGTGAAAAGAATTTCACAAACCTACTAGATTGATCTTCAGTAAACTTGTATCTACTTTTCAGATCATTTTGAAGATTTGTCATAAACATTTGTTCTTGTAATGCCGCCATATGACGACCCACCGCTGAGTCTACCATATTTTGTTGATCCTTCTTTCGCATCTGATAAGATGGCGATTCTGGCTTATAAAAAGCATCCCATGGGTTAAATTCATCCTCAGCAGGCTGAGCTTCCTTGCTACCTTGCCCCGACAGATTATCTTGAATCATTCCAACTAGGTCTGGTCTTGATTCTAAGAGATCAACAACAGGCATATATTTTTCTAATTCCTTCACACGACCTCCGAGTCTTTGATTATCGGATTGTGCTTTATCATACAATGATTGGAATTTTCTAACTTCACCTTCGTGATCAACCTCTATAGATTCAGATTCTGCGACCTCGTCGTACTGTTCGATCCCCTGTGGATCAAGACTTTCAGAAATCTCACTTGCTTGATTTGTTTCAGCCATAATTTCACTCCTTTGATGTTTCTGATTTAAGGGCAGAACCTTTTAAGATTTCCCCGTACAGAACTTCACCATATTGTTTTTTTGACTTCAACGCCTTTAGGCGCCCTCTGCGTTTGTCATTTCATCGGAAACTCTCTTGAGTTTATCCGTCTCTCTAAGTACAGTATTCGAGAGATTAGCACGATTAACACGTCTATCCGCATCAACTCTTGCTTCTATCTCTGACAATCTGGACTTAAACTTTTCGATTTGAACTCTTTCTTTATCAGATTGAGACTCTTTCTTAGCTGACTCCAACTTAGAAGTCATTTCTTGAATTTGTGATTCAAGTTGAGTTATCTGAGATTTAAGTTGTTCATTTTCATTAATTCTTTCCACTACACCTTCCTTATCAAAAATCTCTGGGTTCTTCTTGAGAACTTCCATTCTATCAACAAGACCTAATTGAAAGGCTTCGAGATATACTCCATAAGTTGCCCACTTACTTTCTGGTAAAGTACTCCCTGGTTCAATTTTTATATCGTGCTGACCTATATTCAATCTATCTCTTTGAATATCATTTACAGCCCCTCTCTTATCATCATAGAGATTAATCATTACCTCTGACAATGCATTATTAGCCTGCACCAAAGAGAACATCTTCTGATAAGTGTAATGACCTTTAGATAGACCATAAAGAACTCTTCCAAGTCGAGCAACACTAAATTCTATATCTCTTAACTTTGCTTTTGGTCTTTCAGAACCAAGAGCCATCATAGCTTCTGTGCCTCTGACTGTTTCAGGAGCCTTATCGGCGAATCCATGCATCATCTCAGGAAGACCAAATATAAAATCTATATAAAACTCACACTGCTGTATCAAACGATAAAACTCTCCTGTGAGAGGCTGAGGAGCAGGGTAGTGTGGTTCACCCTGACTAGGGTCAATTTCTATAACAGCATTGGGATTTGCCCAATCTCTCTCTAAGTCCTCCATGTTCTCTACAGATCCCATGGGAACAATCAGTTTTAATCCTGCGGAAGCCTGTGCATGAGATAGAGCTAATGACCATAACTTATTAAGAAGTTTCTGCATTGGTCTTGCTCTAGATACATCAGACTTGGGATAAGGTGTACCTGTCCATATATTTGGTAGAGGTACTATAGGATATACATCAGTATTTAAAACATCTTCATAAAGTACAATTTCTCCCACGGAAGCACATACAGCAATTCTATTCTGATACACTTCTTCAAATTGTAGAAATCCTCTTTCTACTAATCCAGGGTTCGTCTCCATAAATTCTCTGAATGCCTGTTCGTCCATCACGCTCTCTGATCCGCTTCTTGCATCCATTATTCTATAAAATGGTACTTTAATCGGATAGAATCTCTCAAGTATTTGATACTTCTGATTACCCCATTCTAAATCTTTTGCTTCTGCTGGAGTCCACGTTGCCATAGTTGCTCTATTCTGAGCATCTGGATAATCTTCTTCCATAACGCCAGAAATATTTTTCAGCAACCCGTCAGTTACATTCCCTTCTTCATCTATTGTATCATCTAATTCGGGGTAGAGGTTAATGATCTGTTCACCAGTTAAGATAGTAGAAAGGATGATGCCCTCGGCATCTACAAACCACCTATCTCTAGTGGAAGGTGGGACATAAACCCTAAACGGGTCGACATAAGTGAACTTCACATCACCTCTACCAAAGTCTTCTTCTCTATCTATGTAAGCATATAAATATCCCATGCCTGTAACAGCATAATCTGCAATAGCCTGTTTCACCTGATGATCTCCATCAGATATGTCCCATACGTATCCTAAGATATGCCTCCATGTATGAGCAACTTGAGAATCTGAGTCTTCTCTCGGTATAACAGTAAAAATTGGAGGTCTTGAAGTTAGAACGCTTTTAAGCTTCTCAACCGCAGGGGATACTCTATCCATTGGTATATCTGCTTGACTTCTTGATGACAGCTCACTAGACTCTGATGTAGTAAAATGATTACCTAAAAAGAAATCAACATCCATTCTAGCATCAGTATCCCAAGTAGAGCGAGCATCACGCCACTTGCGATAAAGCTCTTGATTCATTTGTGCTCTTTCGTCAGTAGGAAGAGCCATTATTATATTGCATATTGTTATAATTACTCATAAATTCTTTTAATCTATCAAGCAAGTTATTATTTTGTGAATGTGGAGAAAATGAATTCATACCAAAAGAATTCATTCCATTAGAATAGTTTTGATAGGGATAGCCTTGCTTTTCGCCAAATAGCTCTTGGAGCTGTGCTAAAAGAGCAAGTCTCTCCGTTTCAGGAATGTCTCGTCCGTAGGGCATTCTGCATAATTTACAACAAAAAATTATAAATGTCAAGGATAAAATGCCTAAAACATAAAAAAGTTCCCTATTTTCTTGCTCCTGTTAGCCAGGAATACGATCTTTTGTTAGTTTTTTTCTTTTTTGACTGAAATTGTTCTTCATCCACAACACCGCTCTTAGGATAGTTATGACCTATATAATGATTGGCATAATACAATGCATCCATAAAATCATCATTTCTAGACTTAGGGAATTCAAACAATTCATCTACCACATTAGACATATTTCTTTTAACATATAACTTATTTGTATTTATTATTGGGCCTAATGAGGCTAGTAATCTATCCTCTTTTTTAATCCCGTGAGGTGGCTTGGCTCCCTTAAATATGCCTGGTAGCAATTTTCTATCTTTAGCGGATAATCTAGTAACCATATCTCTAACCATCTCTTGTGCGGCTACAGTCTCTATAGTAACTCTTCTAGGATTATACATTCTCGCCATGTTCATAATCTCTTGAGGCATATCATATATAGGAATTCTATCATAGAATGTATCTAGAACGTATCTATTCTTATGCTTATCGACGCCCAGAACGACGATTGCTTGCATATCTGATGTATCAGTCGCAGTTGCGGCTAAATCAACGCCTATGAACGTATAAATAGGTATATAGTCATCTCCTATGTTCAAATAAGAAAACTTGTTATGATATACATAATCACCATCATAATAGTTAATTCTGTCTGTTTTGAAAGGAGCATTAGCTATATCTCTTGCATCATTTAAATACTCTTGACTAAATTTGTGAACCTGACCAACATTCTCATAATCTCTTCTAATCTCTTTTAATTTATCAACAGAGAAGTATGACGGCCATAAAGCTTTACCATCTTGTATAGCCTTATGAAATATGGTATGCCATGTGTAATCTCTCTTATTTTTAATAGCATCCAAATATGATTCATAAATACCCTGC